TTGGAGGTCGGTGTGAGAGTCGAACTCACTACTTTCGTGCCTGGGATTTGCAATCCCGCCCCTTACCATCCGGGCCACCGACCAATTCTATTTACAACTGCACTGCGGTAGGACTCGCACCTACACTTTGGCTTGCTCGTAAGCTACCCCATAAAGACCTGTTGCGGACAGTGCATGTGAAAACAGAGATTTTCTGTTTCCTCTCTATTATCGACCGAAGTCTAAGAGAAATTCTAAATTGTCAAAGAGCAGCTTCGTTCACATCACTATTACTTATAGCAAACAAAGAGTAGAATGTCAAGCAAAAATATGGGCAACTTGCTCATTATTTTTTTCTGCTAGAACAACAGTAACGTCATAAGACTTTACTTTTTTACGAGTGTTTTTTTGAAACGCGACAACTGCTTTAGCTTGTGCCAAATATGAACTATTAGCATAGACTTCGACACGTTGGTCATTCCAAAAAGCGACATAACCGTTCATTGAGATCCCCTTCTCTCTCGTCCCTACACTTATAAGATAGTCACTCATCACTCATTTTTCAAGGGCCTTAGCCAACTTTTTTTGGTCCTGCGTTCAGGATTCGAGCCTGACCTTTTTGTGGCACATTCAAACGTGCTACCACTAACACTAACGCAGAATGGTAGTGACGGGGTGATTCGAACACCCGACCTAACGGTTATCAGCCGTTCGCTCTGACCACCTGAGCTACGTTACTATATAGATTACTTAGAAGATACACTGCAAGTCTTTACCCGTTGGACTTGATCTGGGGCTTTGCTATCGGGACTAGACCAAAGCCAAACCAAGACAGTGTATCATCAAAATAATGGTGAACCCGGTGACGGGTCCATCTCTTTGTAGAGTCATTTTGGCCGCTCTACGTTCAGCCTTTTTTGTTTTACCATGTACACCAGAACCACTTCGTTTAGCGAAGGCCACTACTGGGTTTCTGGTCTTAGGTGTTTTGTGTTTTCGTTTCATTTCTTTCTCCGTTACACAAAGTATCGTATATCAAAAATGTCGTACTCTATCTTTTCAATCGTAACTGGAAATTGCACAGTATTACCTGCAATGTAAGCACCAGAACTTTCGTCATACGAGTAGTTTCGTTTTTGTAAAAAGTCAAGGGCTGACTTCTCTGTCAAAAATGTACCGATCACAGTCGTATCTACAATCTTGTCGCGCAAAGCACTCAATTGTTTTTGTACAAGTTTTACTTTCATGATAGCACTCCTATGCTAGTTCGATTTCATATTCTGTCACGTTGGCCACGTTGAACTTCTGCTCAATCTCTTCAACTGAAGCAGCCCACTCAAACCACCGATCACTCACACCGAAATCATTCTTCATGGATACGATAAACAGCTTGTTCATACAAGTTCCTCCAGCATTTTTTCAAAGTCGGCTTTCATCCCGTAGGCTGCATCAAGCGCCCGCTGCCGATCATCAGCGTCCTCAATAAGCATGTACTGAGCAATGTTCTTTTCGCAAGCGGTGATGTAGGACAGGATGGCTTCTTTCATGTATCTCTCTCTTTCTTGTTACACTATCTTTCTAACGTGATTCGTAGAAAGTGTCAAGCGTAAAATGAAGGGTTATGCTGAACAGCGTAGCTGAAATCGTTGTATTTTGCGAGTTGCGCACTGCTCATGTAGGGCATGATTTGATCAAGATACTTCATAGCATCTTTCGCAGAAATCTGTTTCGCATTGGCAGCGGCGTAAATCTTATTGGCGATCATGGCGGCTTTCCGTTCGTTCATCTCTATACCTCTCTCTCTTACACTTATAAGATAAGCATTGATGAGGGAGATTACAAGGGCTAAAACCAAAAAAAAGTTGAAAAAAGTTGGTGGGAGCGGAAGGATTCGAACCTTCGAACTTTACGAACTGTTTTACAGACAGCCTGCTTTGACCACTTGCATACACTCCCAAACTCTGTTTTCAACTGCGCAATAACCTCTGCCGATTCGGTCGTTGCTAGCCATAACTTTTCCAGTGAGCAGTGGCTCATTAGATTAGTGCGCATGTGAAAACAGAGTTTCAGAACAAAAGACTTATACACATTCGTATCTCGTCTTTCTGTTTTCAGTCTATTATCGGGTTACCCCTAAGACAACATCTAAATTTTCAAAGAGCGGAGAAGATTGATGCTATCGCTTCGTTCTCATGTACATTGACTAACATAGTTTCAAATGCTTGTCAACATGTTTTTTTGGTAGTGCGAAAAAGACTCGAACTTTTTCTAAAGGCTTATGAGACCTTCGCTTGGACCTCCAATCGCACTATAATAAAAAGAAACCCTCCGAGACAATGTCTGGGAGGGTTTTTACTTTTACACTTCAACTAGTTACTAGTCTACATGCCCCTCCAGATTTTCATAATATTCCACTCATAACCGCGCGGACTATCTGACGAATCGCATAGTGCGACCGACATAAATGGTACGAGTTTATGTGTGGGTTGATAAGTCATTTTTGAAGGCGATTCCTATGTATACTTGTTCTTGTATGTATTTATACTAGTTTTGGTCAGTTGTCAAGATTTTTTTTGGTTTTTTTATTATTCTTCGTCTTTTTCTAAAGACTCTTTACAATATTCATACTCATAATCTAGGCCCGCATAATCAATCAAGTCATCAGGAATGTCTTCAGCCCAGTCCTCATCATCAAAATCATACTCATAAGATTCATTGAATCCGTCTTCAAACTTGCCCACAAAACCCATACCACACTCATGATAGTACGCAGTGATCTCATACCCGTCATCGCGTTCAGTAACTTTCTCATACAGTGCTGTAGGCGGTCCCCATGAAGTGTCAAAGGACATAGAAAAAACGTTTTCCTCCAGTCTTTCCCAATCAACGTATGATACGTCCCACTTTGTACCCCAGTTTTCTATGTGCCACATGTACCAGTTTTCAGATTCTTCTTTTGGCAACGGCAAGAAATAACTCAGTAGACCTTCTTCAATCTTCTCTTGCTTTTCGCTAGCCTCATCCAAAGACTTCAAGAATGCTTCAAACTTATTAGCCTTCTCAACATCATTTATTTCAATAGTCAGATAGTTATTACACCAGTTAGGCATTGTTCTCACTCCGAAGTTTGTTTAAGTTAATTTTGATGCCCATGTCCGCGAAAAGTTTTTCAATCTTTTCATCCGACACTTCATTCATTATATAATCAATGTAATCTTTTTTATTCTTTAACATCAATTCTAATCTTTGTTTTATGATTATCAAATGGACACTTAGTTCCGTCAGGGTTCTTGCCTTGAAAATAGTTTTTCTGCCAACCTTCCTTATTTTCGCTAGAGCCTTTAAGAAAGTTATCTCTTGATAGAACAAAATTGTAGTATTGTTTACGATAATCTTCTTCTTGATCTTCAATATTTTCAGAAATATACTCAAACTTCTCTAAAGAGTCTCTTTCAACTGGGAAGAAAAAGCAAATAGGATCAGTCTTTTTAAATGTTATGATATTGTTTACTGATGTAAGTTTCCAATTCATACTAAAGCTGTAGGGAGCCCAATCAGACTCAAACACACCAGTCAAAGCATATGCGTTATTAATAGGATGATTAGGACACCCTGTGATATAAACACTATAACCTTTTGGTGTACGAACTAAAAATGGCAGATGAAATGTAAGAATACCATCGCGAAATACTGAAGTAGTTATTCCACCACCTTCAACAATATTGATTGATTCAACAGTCTTTCCACCGTTCCAAACAACACTAATGTCGCTATTTGGATATACAGCTAGACCATGTTGATTAGCTACATTAAGAGGAAGACATCTATAAGCATACTTTTGATCAGAGGCCTCCATCCAATCTCTTTTCAAATCTGGCTGTATAGTGCGAACCGAAACTCTCTCATCATTTGGAAAAAGATTGACGATTTTGATGTTATCTATCATAGTTTGATCCATATTAACTTTGGTGGAAGTGCCAGGAGTCGAACCTGGTCGAGAACGCTAATCCGGCGCTGAAAGGTTTATAAGACCTCCCTGTGTACCGACACCCACTTACACCACTTACATTATTATCATTTTGGTACGGGCGGTGGGACTCGAACCCACACTTTATTGATTTTAAGTCAACTATCTCTACCAATTGGATTACGCCCGCTTAAACTTTCACTAATCTTATTACGATGTTCAGTAGATTTTATCTTACCCTTATTAGCCTTACCACCCGCTGACTTATTGCCTCTGGCGTTCATGCGACACGCCTCTTCATAACCATATTTTTCCACTCTTCTTTCAAATGGTGTTTTAAAAGTCCCGTTATCTCTAGCATCTTGAACATTCTCTTTTCGTGTTCCCCAATATAGATGTTTAGGATTAGAACATTTATCGTTATGGCAAGCATGGCATAAATCAGCAGGTCTTCCGTAAATTTGAGTATCTAAATATTGCGCAAGAACCCCTCGATGATTAGTGCTATTTCCACCTCTTTCTTTACACTCATCGTTCAAATCTAAATGAGATTGTCTTTGCTTTTGCTCTATAGCTAAATAGTTTTCTACTAACATTTTAGTCTTCCGTGTTTTACGTTTATTTATGTAAACACGTTTTTCTAAAATTACATGTGTCTACCAATTTCGCCACGCCCGCTCAATAAACATTCTTTATGTGAACTACGATTGGTTCTTTTTTAGGTTTGTCAAGAAAAATTTCAACAAAGGCCCAGATAAACCAAAGTGGTGTCAAGAAGATTAGCATAATGATTGCTAAAATCCAATTACGTTGAAATGTCTGAATTCCACCTCTAATAATTACAATCAAAATAACTAGCAAAACTACTAGTGCTATAACATCTTCCATTCGATTACCACTTTTATTTTGGTGCTCCCGGTAGGATTCGAACCTACGACCGAAGCATTTTATTTTGTATAAATAGAGTTGTAGTTCACGGGATGGCAGTCCCCAACTACTCTAGACAAGCAAAGGAGCCTATAATGTCCAGTAAATCTATTTATAACACATGTCTAAACTGTTGTAAAGAGACAAAAAATAAAAAGTTTTGTTCAAGATCATGCTCTGCTTCATTCAACAATAAAGGTGTTCGCAGAAACGGAAACCAACCTACAGATTGTCAACAATGTGGCAAAAAAACAAAATTATCAAAAAGAAAGTTTTGCTCTAGAGCTTGCTTTGGCGAGTCTGTAAAAGTATTGAGAACAGAAGAAGAGAGAAAAAAACTTCAAGCGTTTTATTTTATGTCATACTACACTAAAAAGAAGAATCAAACCCCGAAAGATGCCGACCTAAATAAGATAAAGAAGATTTATCTAAACTGTCCAGAAGGATATGAAGTAGACCACATAATACCTATCTCTAAAGGTGGTTTACACCATCAGGACAACTTACAATACCTTACAATCACAGAAAACCGAAAAAAAGGAGCAAAGTTGAACTGGAAAGTTTGACTTGTATTTTGGAGCCCCCTGGAGGAATCGAACCTCGCGCCATCCATCCTCCGCTTTATGGAACGGTTTAGAAGACCGTTGGAGGGGCAGGGGGCTTGCAAGCCCCCCTGGGGGGCTTGTTATCTCTATTTATTGGTATACAGTTCGACACCTATAAACTTTTTTACTCCCAATGACAACTTGTTCTTGTCGCCGTTGATTTGTTACTGCGCCGCCGATGATCGCACCTACAATTGCGCCAGCAGGATCATTCGTAATCTGATTACCAATCACACCTCCGATAACAGCGCCACCTACAACTTCGCCAGTAGACGCTGGGCGATCTAGAACACCGTAGATCGGTTGATTTTCATAACCACATTGTTCTACTGGATAAAGTACTCTTGCTGAATCAGCCGTGGTCGTTTGACAGGCCATCAAAGCAAGAGGAGCGAGTAGCATAAGCCGTTTCATTGGTTTTGTTCCTTCATAGCGTCTTCAATCATCTGATCATACAAGTGATTGATAAACTCAAGGTATTCTACGTATGTCATGTTCATTTCCATAGTCTCACTTATAGCAGGTTATCAGATCGTTGTCAACAGGTTTTTTTACTTTTTTGTTGTGGCTGCTGCGATTGTCAGAAGCCCGAGTAAAATGAATACAATTACAAGCTGGGCCCACAGAGGTGCTAGAACCCACCACCAAGACCAAGTGATTACACCACCTAGTTTTAGACCGACAAACAGTAAACACAGAAGCGACAAAAAACTAGGACCAACGTACTTCGTTTTCGTTTCGGTTTTCATAATAGTCTCCTTATACCATCTTTGCCAGAGCGTTCAGAGCACGCTTAGAGCCACCAGACTTGTTCATTGTGAACACCCGTGAACTCATGGCCGAGAGTGCGCCCACGCCACCGCCATCTGTGCCCCACATTGACCCGGGAGAGGTAGTAGGTAGAGCACCAAGAATGCTATAATACTCCATGTCAGCACGAACAAAATCCTCCTTTGAGTTGATTTGACCTTTTTGAATAGTAAGAACAGAACCTCGTACCTGAACTGTCCAACCAAGTTCTTTGGCCTTGTTCAAGATTTTCTGGGCTGTTTCTTTTGCTTTAGACATTTGAGCACCTCTCTCTGTTACATCTAATACATAAACATTCTTCTGGTGTTTGTCAATCCCTCACCGACAAAGATGTCCATTTTTTTCAAGGTTTTCTTTAGCTATCTTCAAGACAGCTTCCATGCTCTTCTGCGCGCCAGACTTATAAGCAGAATTGTCATTTTTGATGAACTCTTCATAGTCCCGAATCGTCATGCTAAGGTAAGCACTGTACTCACCTACAAGCCGAGCGTTCTTCAGGATCAAGTTTCATCATTCTCTTTCTTTTCGTAATATGGCTGAATATTTACAGCCCATTTGGGTTCATTGCCTTTGATATCTATAAACCAAACATTTGTATCACCCAGGTGATTGTATTTGACTGTTTCATAGTCCATTGTGTTCTCCTCAGTGTTTGGTGGGAGTGGATGGAGTCGATCTTCTTTGACGTTACATTGTCTTTATAGGGTGATTCGTTTTGACTGCCAACCCATTATTTCATGTAAACAGGGCCAGTCCACTGAATAGTGTAACCACCTTCAAGAACGTTACCACGCGCGTGGTTCCGAGCGGGAGAAGCCCAACTAGCAGCCATCAGAATGTCACCAGCTTTGAACTTCTTATCAGCTTCTTTCATCACGAAGCCCCAAACAGAGCCACCCTTGATGATCTTGATGTACTTACGACCTTCTTGATAAGACAGAGAAGCATTGAACTCATCAATCATCTGCTTGTTTAATTCAGACAACGCTTGCCGACCGTTACGAGAAGTGGTCTGATAGTAGTCAGCTTTGATGGTGTTCATCAGTTCGTAGATCGCAGTAGTCATTTCATAGTTCATAGTAGTACCTCTCTCTTACATCTAATATATAAGCATTGAACAAGTGTTTGTCAAGAGGTGTACTGAACTTTTTTTGGATAACCTTATTATACATTGGATAACCTTATTATACATTATCATGAGCCATAAAGACATTATACCACACCTGGAAAGCATGTCAAGGACATTTTTTATAAATACCTAGAACAAAATCAACGGAGTAACAAGATGATATCTTTCAAAGAATACAATGAAGTCAATACTGTGGTAACCTACGAGGAGTACTGCGATTTTCTGGATGGGCATCTGATAGAAAAGGTCACACTGACAAGAACACTTCAGGATCTGAAGAATCACATCATGTCAATAGCCAACGACTTCAAGATGTCTTACACTGAGATTGTGAAGGCTTTTCAGGAGAAAAGTGTGTTCGCTCTTCTCAAGGCTTTCGGCTTCTCGCTCAAGAAAATGGCCTCTGCTACCTACAAGTCTATCACATCACTGAATCAGGTTCTAATGAGCATTGTGAGCCAAATGTCTGAGACTGGTGATCTCAAAAAACTTGAAAAGGGGTCTATGGCAGCCGACCAGCTTCTTTCTAAGTACCCTTCTTTGAAAAGAGTGACTGGACCTATGGTCGCTGGCTTTCTTGTGTATCAATGGATGAACATGTCATTTTCTGGAGACTTCAAAGAAGACTTTGACATTTCTAAGATTTTAGATGCTCTACGCGGTCAATACACTATTGAAGACGTTTTGGCTAGCCCACTAGGATTCAAGTCAATGATTCAACTTATGACTGGTCTATCGCTTGGTCTATCATTTCCATGGAACGTGTTAGTGCCTGCGAATCTGTTTCTTGCGTTTCTGTTTACAGCCGCACTAAAGTCTAAAGATAAGAACATAAAGATTGTTGCCAAAAAAGCAATAGAAAAAAGCGCACCACGTGGAGGTGGAGCGCTTACTACTAAGTATCTCTAGTTGTAGCCTAACACCGCAACATTTTTAGTGTCTCGCGATTTCGTTCTGTCCACATTCTCTCAAAATCTTCTTCGTGGACAGATGGTAAAAATAATAAAAGAAGTAAGGATTCTCCTGGTTTAGACTGGTATAGAGGTATGGTCAAAAACGCTCAATAGTTTCTTTAGGAACATGATTTTTATGAATTTTACATCCAACGAAAGCATTATAATATTCGTCTTTGATTATAGCATGTCTGATTAGGATTTCATATGTTTCCATATAGGACAGTTCGCCCTTAGACATACAAAGGTGTAGTATTTCTCTGTGGAAGTTGTCGCGGCCATGCTCTTCAACAAGAGTCTTCACCAAATCAGAAGACCCGAAGTAGTCCTGCCAGTCACTTTCTTTGACGACAGTTCTCTTTCGGGTCTTACCTTTTAGTGGAGGTAGTCTTCTTTTTGACTTGAAAAGTTTTTTACCAACGTATTTCTTATCATTACTCAAATCGGTGATCACATAGACAAAGCCCACATAATCACCGATCATTTCAGAAGTAAACTCTTTACCATTATAATACCACATGAAACCCTCATAGTTTCATGTATTTATTCTTCCCATTCCTCGTCTTCGTCAATCATCATTTCATCATCATCGTCATCAAACTCTGGGACTTGTTCACCGCAGGCTGGGCAGTTCGCAAGAATGTCGTCTTCGCTTTCAAACTCAACAGAGTATTCTGTGTCGCAATAGGGGCACGTTTCTTCGTATTTGTAGCTCATAGTTGTTTTACCTCCAATCCACACTTCTCTAAAAAGTGTATTCCGTCTTCTGATCGGTATTTATGCTTATAGTAAACTTTGGCAATACCAGACGCATAAATCAACTTAGCGCAGTTCATACAAGGTGAATGTGTGATGTAAATCTCAGCCCCTTTACCGCTTTCGTGAGAAGATGCGATTTTCGCCACCAAATTTTGCTCGGCATGTATCACTTCTGACTTAGTTTTGAAGTTTTCGTCTTCACACTCATTATTCCAACCGGAAGGCGTGCCGTTATAACCGATTGATATAATACGATTATTTTTGACTGCAATAGCACCGACTTGAAGTCTCTTGGCAGAAGATAATTGACTAATGCGAACTGCGGTATCCATATACAATTCTTGCCACTTACTTGATTTACACATTCTTTATTTTTCTTCCTTTATAAAATCCATCAGGTGGAGTATCACACTCTTTTACTAACACACTTTCTCTACCGTCGGTGTACCAAGTTCTCTTAGGTCTTTCTATTTCTCCGCTCTTTACTTTATTCCAATAATCCTTAGATATGTTTTTTAGATGGTCGCTTTCGGCGTTTATCTTACCCTGAACCTTCCCACCTAATTTCGCAACTTTTACACGCTGTTCTGGGTCTCCAAACGCGCCCTTTCCGGATCGTATTGTTGCTTCCCCACCCAATCTACCGTTTTTTACTTTATCACCAAGTTTTTGTATTTTTTTCATATGACCGCTTTCGGCGTTTATCTTACCCTGAACCTTCCCACCAGATGAACTTATCTCAAACTTTTTTTCATCTGTCAAATCGGAACCAAAAAAAGGTAAGTGGTCTATACCTTTAGAAATTCTCTTCTTGTAAGAAGCCTTGCCACCCAAAGACGCGCGGGCTTGAACAAACTCAGGTTCTTTATTTTTTCCAGATAGCATATAATATGCGCAAAGGTCTTCCTTTTTTCCATATTTCTCATATAACTCCAAATGCGCCAGTGCATGTTCTTCTACTGTCAACTCAATAATGTTATCTGGATCGTCTGTGCCACCCATATGTTTGGGTATTATATGATGTCTATGTATCATTTTATTCCTATTTTGCTTCTGTATGAATCACTTTTTATTTATACAGAAGAAATTTTATTTCATAAGTAGACAGAGCGCCGAAGCGCTCCGCCGTGTCCATGTATGCTTGTTGCCACTTATTCATCAGAATGTGATCTCACATTGTCCACCTTGGCAGGCCGCAGCACCTAATGTGTCAATGTCAGTGTAACGCTTACTTTCAAGTTGTGTCACAAAGTCAATTGGCTTCACGTTCTGCTGAATCTTTGTCCAACGATGTAGCAATGTCACATCCTTGAGACAGTACTCAGCTTCTTTCATGTCGCCATCAAAGTACGATTCGGCAAACTTTTTGAAGCGACGAATCCAATCGGCACGTAGATCAGATAGTTCTCCGCGATGCTCTTCTGGCAATTGTGCTGTTGAACATGCTTCCCAAAGATCGTTGAAGCCCTTACGAGTGTCAACAATAAGACCAGCCGCAAATAGAGCACCGCGACCATACTTATCAACAATCTGATCTTCTGTCAAGACTTGTGTGAATGGTGCTTGGTTGAAGTCTTTATCACCAGACCCAGACAAGAAAGAGATACCAGCATAAGAGTGACGATTATCAAAAACATAATCTTCAACTTCTTTCCACTGATGATTCAAGACAGTGACCGTATTTGAAACATTGTGACGAACGGTTGGATCCGCACAACGCTCAACACGAGTACCAGCTTCTACCCAGTTTTGTTGTACCATCTTGACCATTTCAAGTAGGCTCTTACCTAGCATAGCTTCTTTATAGATTGAGCCTTCTTTTGAAATGATCGGGAACGAAATGATGTAGTCTGTTTTACCAGCAGACCAAACACTCTCTTCAATCATGTATGGATTAGTTTCGGCGATCAACTGAGCAACTTCACTGTCTTTATTCATCTGAACATTACGTAGATAACGAGGTGCGTGTTCTGCGTGAATACCAGACGCTGTTTGAAGTAGTACGGATGCGTTACCAGACGGCTTGACGCATGTTGTGCGAGCCGCTGCATTGATACCAATCAGTTCTGCGACTTCTTCATTTATGGCCTTGACGACTTCAGCGCCTTCACGCTGAATCTCTGGATCAAATAGGACTTCAGAATTGTTCATCCAACCTGTGATAGAAACACCAAGAAGTGCTTCACGATCAAAGATTTCTTTCGTTGTGTTTGAAAGGTATTTGAAGTCTGTGTATCCAGCTTGTAGGGTGCCTATGATAGCGCCAGCGCGACATGCTTTGAAAAACTCTTCTCTTGTCGTACACTTGCCACCATTGATTTCAGTCAGATTACATCCCTGCCAACCAGACTTGCCGTCAATCTGTGGAAACATACCGATTTCAACACATGGGTTTGTGGTGTGATCTCTTGAATCAACAAAGTAGAAACCAGGTTCACCAAACTGTTTGATACTCTCCATGAGTTTAGAAAACTGTTCACGAGTCACTTCATCACGTACAATCACAGCCGAGTTATTTGAGCGACCACGCTGTGGGTTGTCAACAAACCAGTTACCTGTCTTAGCTTTAGCCATCTCTTCATCGTCTGGTGAAAAGAGACAAATTGTTGCTGATCTACGAACACCGCCAGCCAAAACGGCATCTGCGGCGTGCATTGCAATGTCATAGACATGAATCGGGCGAAGACGTGTCACACCAGATAGCACGAGACCTTGTAATAGGTATTCAATCTTGTCAAGTGCGCGACGAAGTGGTTCTGGGCCTGGTGCTTTGAATCCACCAGAAATCTCTGAACCCCTTGGGCGAATCTGAGACAAGTCAAAGTAAACTTTACGACCTTCAAACTCTGGGAACGTTCCACCACCAACAAAGTATGATGACATAAGAACACCAAGAGCATCAGCCCAGCCTTCAATACTATCTTCTACGACATAACCCTTAGCCTGCTTTTTGCGTTCTGCGATGTCTGATAGTTTTTCTACATGATGATACTGAACAGAGAAGCCTGCGCCAGCACCACAAAGTAGAATGTAGAAAAGCTCCTGAAAAAACGCTGTGCGATCTGCATAGGAAGAGGTACAGTTATACATTCGCATTTGGTGTTTCAGTAGTTGCTCACCTCCAAACTGTAAAGCCCTTTGTGCCCCAAGTGCGTATTGCAGTTTGTATAGAGACTCAGCTTCATCAATCATCTGAGATAGTTTAGGAGTCATTTTATCTTTGTAATAATCTCGGTGCATGTTCATCACACGAGTAACAGCTTCTTCCCACGTTTCATAACGATCAAGACTTTCGTCCCAACGAGAATAAGCCTCATAAAACTTAGTCTGTGATAAGAGTGATTTAGTGTCAATCTCTTTTGGTGTATTTACTACTTTCAGCATTTATTATTTCCTCTTCTTTTTATACTGCCATTGGCCGCCTTGATTGCGGGCCACGGATCATAACTCAATAGAACATAGTCATTCGCACTTGAATCAAGAACTTCATCAAGCGATTTGAAATTAGGTAACTTTAGATTTGGAAGACCACGCTCATCTCTCTAGCTGTAGTCTTACTTGGTCCATGTGATTACTATATAGATGAACGTCACCCGCGGACCACACTAAATCTGCGACTTTTAGATCACAAATCTGTGCTAAAATGTGCGTCAAAAGAGCATAGGATGCGATATTAAAAGATAAATTTCTACACCGCCATATCCATTTTTATATTTGGTTGGGGATCATATCCCTCTAACGTGAACATTTTTACGACACCTGAATCGAATGTGCCCAGTAGCCCCACATTCAAGTCAAAAGATTCGTCAATGACGAGTTTAGGTAAAGCGGATGGTGTTCGCTTTAGTTGCTCTTTTATTGCAGTTATATGGTTTTTATATATGTGTAAATCACCAATAGTGTGAATAAAATCACTGACACCTAGATCACACTCACGCGCGATGATGTGTGTGAGCAACGCATATGAGGCAATATTGAATGGAATTCCCAACCCAGCGTCACCTGATCGTTGATACAATTGGCAACTCAACTTACCATCATTTACATAGTATTGACTCATCACATGACAAGGCGGGAGTGCCATCTTATCAATCTGATTCGGGTTCCATGCTGAAAGTATCAATCTACGTGATTCTGGATTCGTTTTGATTTCATTAAGTAACCATTTAATCTGGTCCGTTCCTCTGCTGCGGCCGAATGTGCTGTAACTACCGTTGAAGTTGCGCCATTGAGCACCGTAAACTGGTCCAAGCTCTTTGACAAATTCGTCGTTATAATATCCAAGATTTTTACCTTGATTGTCAGCATTAGCAGTCCAGATAGTCGTCTTATCGCACAACTCGGTTCTATCAGCATCATAGGTTATTTCAGCCAATCTTCGCTCATCAGTGCTACCTTCTAAGAACCAAAGAAGTTCACCAACAACAGATTTCCAAGCTAACTTTTTTGTTGTTATTGCTGGGAACCCTTCTGATAAATCAAAGCGCATCTGATAACCAAATACGCTTTTCGTTCCGACTCCCGTGCGATCAACACGATCTTTTCCATGCTCTAGAATAAACTCTAGGGCCTCATGATACTGTTGCATTTACCCACCTATGTATGTCGTTTTTCTTGGTCTATACCAAATCTTTTGATTGTGTAGTTTACCTAACACTGCGTTTATCTCTTTTATGTCATTACCAATCTCTTTTACAGAATCTAACTCACTCTCATGCTTTACTGTACTCTGTATAAGCATGATACGATTTTCACAAAGTCTACACAGTTTGTGCTGGAGAGCGTTTTCTATTATTTCAATGTCTTTTATGTCAAGTGAAAAAAACTCGTTATAGCCCATTATTTAGACCTTATTTGTATAGAAAGATTTTCATCTTCGTCAATGTACTCTAAGTTCTTGAAGTCTTCAAAGTCTTCATTATACATGAAAGTGTCACACTTGTAAATACCTTTTATGCGTGTCACGTAAAGTTTATCGCATAGGGGCAACGCTTGTCTGTAGATGCGCGCACCACCGATGACCCAAATGTATAGATGTGGATACTTTTCTTTTGTTCGCTTTAGTACGCTTTCAATCGTCCCAGCAAAAACGTCATCAGGCTCACCCACGATCTCACTGTTAGTTATAACAACATTCTTTCTATTTGGTAGAGGTGCGCACCCAAGACTTTCCCATGTCTTTCGCCCCATCAACACAACGTGCCCGCGTGTATTTTCACTGAACCATTTCATGTCTTTCTTATTAGTAGGCCATGGTAAACCGTTTTCGTAACCAATTCCCATGTTATTGTCTATAGCTAGTATTGCGTTTACACTCATTCATTCAAATCCTTTTCCAAATCGTCAAAGCAAGTTTACCCTCTAGACCAGAGTATGTATTCTGATCAATAATCATTTGTATCTTTGCGGAGTTTAGTCCAGATAACACCATATCATTTATGTCTTTGCTTGTCAGGTGAGAAGGCCAGACACAGACCTTCATACCTGCGCTCATGCACTTCTCCATGCGAGACACAATCTCTTTATTTCTTGGTTCATTGTCAAATACCATTACAGCATTGTTCACATTTTCTAAACCATTCAAGTTACCATCCGCACCAGCCATCGCAACAGCATTATTTAGAAACAAACTGTCTAGTCCACCCTCAACAACGTAATACCTCTTATTAAAGTCAACCTTGTCTAATCCAAAAATCTTAGGCTTGTCTTCGTCTATCATGATCGTAACATAGCGTAACGCTTTTGGATCAAACGCTCTACCAGTGTAACCAAATAATTCGCCATTCTTATCAATGAAAGGAATAACAAGTCTTGGCTGGTCGTACTGTTTACTTAGCTTATCAGAAATGATACTATTAGTCCAAGCATTGAACTTAGACGCATAGTACAGTCTATGATGCTGATTTATGGGGATTTTTCGTGAGTCTAAATAGAGACGTGCTGGGTGATCAGCTTTCAGACTACCGATCCTTTTTATCTTCAGTAGAGGAGATCCCGATTTACGAAACTTAGGCTGTTTCATCTTCAGGGTGTCTAAGGGCTTCTTAGGCTCTACTTCTTCCTTCTTCTTATAACCCTTCTCAATAGCAAGATCAACAACATAGTCATTGTACAGACTCGTGTCAACGTTTTTCAGAAAGTTACGTAAAGAAAGTGACGCACCACAGTTGTGGCAGTAATAAATAGCACTGTTGTCTTTTTCAAGAATCCAACCTCTTGCCTTTAGCTTACTCTTCTGTGAGTCACCACAGATAGGACATCTAACGTTAGCTCTGTATGGGTTCAAAGACTTCACAGTGTACTTGTCAAGTCTAGAACTTAGAAAACTAGCATACTTTAGATCAACATGATTCATGAATAAAGAACTCCATAGTATTTCAATGACTATAGAGTTATTATACCAGTTATAGAGATCCTGTCAAGAGAAAACTTTACTGTCCACCAAAAAACTTAGCTATGAAGTTGCCTGCTTGAAAGAACGTAGCTAGAATAAAGCCAGCAGCGGAACTACCACCCATAATCCACCACTTCCAGCGTTCTAGTGACACAACACGCTTCGCAAGTTCCTTTTGACCGTCTCTCACTTCGTTTATCTCAACACGTATCTCAGTTCTCATGTCAGTCAACATGTCAATGATTGCTTTGTGATTGGCTCTTCTTTCAGTCGCACCTTCGTCCTTCATGTCAGAAATTCTTTTATGAAGTAACTCAGTTTCTTTTTCAGACAATCTTTTTCTTTCGTCAACATCATCGCGGATGCTTTCAAGCGCTTGTTGATGCACGGCCAACATTTTAGAAATGTCATTAGAAACGTTTGCTATTTTATCAATAGCAGTATCTAGTTTTGATAATAAGTTCTGAATGGATGAAACGTCTCTTTTGAGTATTTCAACTTCAGTTTTCATCATATTTAAATCTTTTTCTGTACCTTCTGACATCTCTTTACCTTCTCATTAGTTTTTCAATCGCACGGCCACCGAACCAGAAGCCAATAATAGCTCCGAAGATGGCTGAAGTTTGATCATCCCAAATGAGTGGCATCAAATCACTCCAAAGTAATGCGTCACCCAACCAATCTTGGGCGCCTGTTGTTCTTAGCGCTGCTAAAATAGCCACAGCTTTGACAAAAACGAAAAGAAAGAAAAATAGATAGGTGATAACTGGGCGGACAGAACGTCTAAGTGCGTTGATGAAGCCTGTGCCGTCAAAAGAAGCATCATGACGGCGAAGTGATTCTCCCTCGAAAGCATCGGCTCTAGCATTGATGATATCGACTTCCATCTTTGCCTGTTCTGATGATAGCTTGTATCGTATCTCCGCAAGTTTTTGCTCATGTTTTAGTTCATCTTTTCTTTGTAACCAAGATAAAACGCCAGGTAGTATAGAAGTCAGACCACCCGCAAGTGTTCCAAGTAAAGTCTCTACAATCATTTGTCAACTTCCTTTCTTCGGAACATCTTCTTATTGCGCTTTTTATAGCGTTTCATCTGTGCTGGAGTCAATCCAGGCTCCCCATCTGGACCTACGCCAATGCCAGCAATCGCTCCTGATCCCGCGCTGTTCACAGGTGCCGCGCTCATAACCTCTTCTGTGATAGACATGTATTCAGTCAACTCTTCAGAAAGCTCTTCTTCTGTTATGAAATAGCCAGGTTGATTGATGCGCTCATTCTCTTTGATCAACCAAAGTGCGGCAGCATAAGTGCCGAGACGTGTTTTGCCACCAGGAACTTTTTCTAACAGTCTCTTTAGCTTTAGAACCATCACGTCCATCTTAGTCCAAGCCTGACGCTCTTTGACTAGTTTGAGACTTCTTCTTTTGCGAAGGATGTTACCTTCATCGTCAATAATACCATAGTCATAAGCAGGCCACTCACTGAATGGCGTGGTCAGCCTTTTGATAAATTCGTAAACTATCCATAAATCAATCATCTGCACTTCCTTTATTATTATGATTTTTTTGCTTACAATTATCAAAGTGGAACCTTTTCATTACAGGTTTACCTCCAGCTTTATCACAATAGGGACAAGTTACCACTTCCTTCTTATGACCTTTCGCTATTGGGGCACTGCTAGACCAAGTTTTAATTCGGCCTCTTTTCCATTCAATTCCAGGTTGTTCGGAACTCTTTGTGCTTATTTCACCATTATTCCACCAAAGCAACCCTTTGCCAGCCTTTCCACCATTCGCAGAAATATTTGAGAATTTATCAGGATCGTTTTTTATCGCTTCATTTCTCGCGCTTGACATAACCTTTTTAGCATGGTCCGATCTACATTTGCTCATATTCTTTCTATGAATATTTGATTTCTTTACACCCTTCATTGCTCTAGAAATCTTTTCGGGAACACCTGGGAGTTGAGATGTGTTTTCTACACCATATTTTTCAATCATAAGTTTTTTGCGATTTTCGTAGTCTTGTAAAGATAAACCAATTGCTTTATTTAAAAACCTACTGTCTTTAATCACGTTCATTTTTTTAAGAACTTTAGTTTCCCAAATTTGCGCCGATTTAGGATCTTTGAACGTCTTTCTTACCTGTATTACATCAGGCTCTCCATATTTTTCGCGAAATTTTTTTACATATTTTGAAGAGGTAAAATACTTTTCCCATAAATCTGATGGTTGACAGTTTTTAGAAAATCTTACACCGTAATAATACGTATTTTTTTCTTTCAACCCAATTAGATATGTGTATGGTGTGCTATACATTTTGTTATATCTTTCTCAACTCTCTTACTATGTTTTCGTCCAATGGTATCTCTGAGTTTATAATAACCACATCTTCATACAGTATTCTTTCGGGCATAAAGTTCAAAAATACCACAAATGGTTTCAAGTATTTATGATAATCTTTTAGCTTCATGAATAACATAGGGGTTGTCACAGGGCCAAAACAGTTGTATAATACTATTAAGTGATTCAGAATAAGTCTGGTCTTTAGTTCACCATTTTCATCGTATCTTTTCAGAAGTCTTTTCAGATACTGAAATCTTTTTATGTCGTCTTTGAACTCTTCAATAGAAACGACTCTTTTCATGTCATAGTTTTTGATAGCAATCAATGTGAAGTTTTTTTCAGTCAGAACCATTTTAAATCTTTATCCTATAAGTGAAAGGTGGGGCTTTCACCCCACCCTAGTTAGTTATGCAGGGTCTTCAACTGTTGCGTCTTCAACAGTCGTGTTAGCAGCAAAGCCATCATCGCCCGCTTCTACGGCTGTCTTAGCCATAGCGACAAGTGGTTCTACGCGAATACGACCACTGCCGTACTCTTCATAGTAGTTCCATCCGCCAGTCTTGAGACCTTTGTCTCTGTTTGCTTCAACAGCAGCTTCGCCAGTATCAACGAAGAAAGTTTTTGCTTTCTCAGCATCTGTTAGATACTTTGGCACGCTTGCTGCGTTGTCATCTTCTCCCCAAAGTGGCATTTTAGTTCTCCTTATTTAGGTGGTTGTGGATTTCTTTTATCATGCGATCTTTTGTTCTACGACGATCAAGATTTATTTCCAGTTCATTTCTGGCCCAAATATCAATCTGTAGCTTAGTCATAGATTCGAGATCTGGTAGTTCAACCTTAGGGCTGATCACTCTATCTACATGAAAGTGTGGAACAACAGGAGCGGAAGGAGCGGGAATCTCCTCCACGCTCTCTTCAGCAGTCCACTTACTTATCAGTCTTTTGAACCAATTAGACATTATCACCCCTTACGAAATGTACATGTTGAGTTCATAACGACCTTCATCGTAATAAACTTGCATCTGTAGTTTACGAGGTGTAGGCTTACCGTTCTTCAAAAGAGGGATTGTGTAAGAGTTAGTCTTACCAGCAGATGGCTTCTTTGGACCCATCGCAACTTTACGATCCCATTCGTCTTCGTCTACTGTGTAGCCTTGCTTTTCGACTTGTGAGATTGCATGTTGAACAGCGGAAGAAAACGTCTTGTGATAGATTGTGTAGCCTGTAGCAGACTTTGCTTCATCAAGTTCAACTTCTTCCTTTGCGAACTGATCTTTAACCTTTTTGGTATTGCCAAGTTTATCATTGATATCTTTGAGTGTTTTACTTGTAACTGGTCCCATTTTTTTACGCTTTTCAGCAGCATCGGCATGTGCTTTTTTTGATGCTTTGTCCATTCTACTTGCAAAAGATTCATCAAGTTCATCTTCTTTATTCTTCATCTTTTTTGCACGGTAAGCTGCGGCACGCTTTTTGCGCTCTTCGTCTGAGTTGACAGTGATGGTACCCATCTTTGTGTCTTGCTCATTCATCTTACGATTTTTCATCGCTTTACCGATTGCTTTGCGACGAGCATGTAGATACTTGTCAGAAGAATCAACGTCACCATCGTTGTCAATGTCAGCATCCTCTTTACCGACTGGGTCCATCTTCTCTTCTAGTTCAACTTCTTCTTTCTTCATGCGCTTATTCCACATGTAGTCTTTTACGACTTTGCGGATTTCGTCTGTGTTAGTTGTGCGCTTGTTAGCAAACATAGTCATGATTTCGTCCATTGACTTACCATCATCAACAGCTTTTTTAATTGCCTTTTCGTTGACCTTCTCTTCAACATACTCTAGCTTATTGATAGTATTGCCAATAGCATCAATCATGCTTTCTGACAATGGTTTGATTTCTTTTCTGAACATTAGATTACTCCTAAAATGTATTATTATCTTTATTTATTAGTTATCGACCTTCGCGCCCGATCTCCACTGCCAGCATGACCAGTAACGGGCTTTCCACTTCGGACCAGGATCATCGCAGTTATGTCTTGCTCTGAATGACTTTCTTCTAGCAGGATCATCTCTTTTGATTTCCATGTTAGGATCACCAAAACGTACTACAACAACGTTACCCTTTTCATTTCTCACGTACACCTTGAACTTCTTATTAGGATTTTCAGAAGTGCGAATCGGATCATTTAGCTTTACTTTACGACCTTCAAACTCAGCTTCTTCTACGACCAACTCTTCGTAGATTGCGCACGATTCACTTATCATTTCTTTAACACGCTTTAAGTGCATATCGTGATACGTGTGCCCTTTTAACCCCAGATCAGAGATAATCTCTTTTGCGTTGGAAATAAGTGCTTTCATCTTCTCTACATCATCATCTGTAGCACCAGACTTTTTGGCCTTATCTTCTATTGCAAGGTATGCGTCCACAGCCTTAGCAGCTTTAGCAACATCAGATTCGCTTGCACCGTCTTTTAAATTCTCCTTAAAGGCAGATACAGCACCTGGGCAATGCTCCATGTTCTGTAGAGTTTCGCCAGCCAATTTGATAGTCTCTTCGCGAATAAACGATTTGAAACTTTTCATTTTTTGATAACCTTGTTTGTGCCTATTTCTTTATACTTGACTTGTGGAAAATCATGTGTTGCATTTAGTAACTTATTCATGTTCACATTTGACTTCATAACAGGTATCATCATTCTAGCATTCTTATGTGCAATCCATCTGTGATGACCATCAATAACATAGTTGTCTTTTGAAACAATGATAGGTTTGAATTTTTCGCCATTTTTGATAGCGGTGATCATCCTATCTAATGCTCTTTCTACACCACCTTTATGAAAGTCTTTTTGAATAGGCTTCAAATCGTCTGGATTCATTTCACCTTGTGTCAAAGTAATTTTTCTATTTTTCAAGTATCTAATGTACGCATCATAATCTTTAGCTTCAACTTGCGGCATGTCTTCTCTAGAAACATCTAAACCAGATCCCTTTGCTGGCATCTCTACTTGGTATTCTTTGATAAACGATTTAAAACCTAGCATTGATTTGTTCCTTAGTTTAGTTCAAAATGAGGACCATCAATGAAAGGGCGACGACCCTCTGATCTTCTGGTATCTATGTAGTGCATCATAGCTTCTTCCATCGTGCCGCCCCAATCAACAATGTTAGGAACGTTCCAAGCTGCACCCCAACGAATCACAACATTATTTTCGTGAGCGGCCTGTTTGAATGCGTCTGCAATGTTATCGTATAGATTCAGTTCCCAAGAAACATCTGGACCGATGTAAGCGACAACATCAACAGCATGTGAATAGCCGTCGCTCTGTGGTAAGTGCTTAGAGTTCATAGTCGTTGACTTACCAGTACGAACATACTCTCTCTGTTGCTCAATAGTGCGTAGTCCTTGCGATACACCAAAATCAACAGTCGTGATTTCAATCGCACGATGAACAACCTTTACCAAGTCAGGATGAACGCCATGTAGTCTGTTGAGACTTCTTTTTGATAATCTAAATGTCATTTTTTACCTCATAAGTTTTTTGATTGTATCAATCGCTTTTTTGCCATCTGGGTGATGTGGATTGATGTGTACAACGTCACCATTCACAAAGTCAGAGATAGTAGCAGCTTTACCTAGCTTTGTGATAGTATCATGCAGTTTGTCCTTTGAATCAAACTTGATTTCAAAGTTGGGTTTCCCACGAAGTTCAACCCAACTCTTTTCTTTTGTATCCCACATCTTTAGAATGTCTTGACCATCGCCACGAACAAGTTGAAGTGCGATACCTTCTGAAATGTATTTCTTAAAACTTATCATCTTACACCTTAGTATGTGATTATTTTGTTTGGTGTACGGAAGTTCTTTTTGCGCATGATTGTTTTCATAACAACGTCAAACTCATTGTTTTTGCTATCGTATGTGACAGCCACTGGAATGTTCAAGTCTTTTTGAATGTCCTTGATAACAGCTTCCGCACCTGCTACACCCTTCAGAGATTTGCCCTGTTTTGCGTAAATCTTTTTGATAAAGTCAGCCAACTCTTTTAGTGTGATGCAAGGGTCATTTCTTTCATCGCCCATACGATCTGCGAAATGCTTTGTGAACTTGAAGTCAATGCCAAACTTCTCAAATAGTTTGTCAACAACTTTTTCAAATTCTTTGATTTGCTTCATACCTATAAGTTGACACTCTTTCTGTTCGTCAAGTTCTTGCTCTTCACCAGGCGTGTCTTTCTTGTAACGCTTGGTTAGCTTGTCTGTTCCTCGATCACCAGCGCCACCTTCTTCAGCAAAGCCGTACTTGCGCTTTAGTGCTGAGGAATCTCTAGGTGCTTTCTTGTTAGGGTCACCAAACTTTTCAATGTACTTTTTTCTAAGTTCTTGTGCGGAAAAGTTTACACCACGCGCTCTTGAAACATCAAATGTCACGTCCATCAAGTCAACACCTTTCTTGACGTTTCTATCAATGGCCGCAAGCGCTTTGTCAAGAATAGATTCTTCATTCAACATAAAGTTGAACTCAAACTGTTCGTCAAGTGTCAGATAGTTGCTCTCTCTGACATACTCACCACCTACAGTCATTTGCCAACCAAGATCACCAAGGGCCTTAGTCATTTCTTTACTGTAGTCAATGTTTGGGTTCTTCTTTTTTAGCATTCTCACTTTGTCGTGAGCCTTACCAACAACATTATCAGGCACGTTTACAAATGTATCGCCTCTTGCGATGTGTGGTGCAAGTCTTTCATCAAGTTCAACTTCTTCTTTGCGAGACTGCCACAGGTCTTTGTCTGCGGTCGTTCTTGTCTTACCACCAGTGATGAATGAGTTCACACGAGCCATTCCCCACTGTGCTGGAGTCGTACCTGGTCTGTGACCAGTGCGCCAAGCAGCAACACCACGATCATACACTTTCTTTAGATTACCATAAGAAATGCCAGATTTGTCAGCTTTCTTCTGTAGTGCTGTCTTCGTCTTTGATTCTTCCAAATCAATGGACTCAAGGACCTCTTCAGCAACTTGATCAATCAAACCTAGTAGTTCTACATCATCATACTCTTCAGTATTGATTTTACGAATGTTTTGACGCATTTCACGAGTCTTGAATTGCTCATCTTCTGTCATTGACTTAGCCGCAGATTTGAACGCACGAAAACGACGATCTAGCTTGATACTTCCGTCCTTTTTACGTACTTCGTGAAAACGCTTTGTAGGTGGGTTATTATACGCTTCCCCATACATCTCTTTGTACTTTTTTGTGTATTTTGATTCTTTCGTCTTAGCTTCTTTGTCGCCAGGCGCTGGCTTGTAAGCGGCTGGATTATCGTCATCCATCTTCGCACCTTTTTTGAAATGTGCGTCACGCTTTTCTTTAGTGGACGCCGACAGACCAGCGTGATACTTAGCTGGCTGAGTACCCTTACGATCTTTGATGTCCTTATCCTGTGCTACGCCTTCAACGAATACTACATGAAATTCTTCATTTTTTGCACGGCGTCTTTCAACTTCTTTCTGACGAATCTTTGGTAGCATTCTTTTTGCAAGACGATTGATTAGAGACTTGCGCTTCTGTACCTTCTTATCAATCTGCATTTTTTGCATAACATCAAGATTTGCATAATCTTCACCCCTACCCTTTGCAACCTTTTGGCGCACCACATTGATAGCAGCTTTACGCGCTCTCTTCTTCAGCTTTTCCAAGTTAGCTGGCTTACTTGCCGCGATACGACGACCACGCGCAATCTTGCTCTTATGACGGCGCATTGTGATTGCTCTTTGGCGTCTTTGTTGTCTGTCTAGAACAGCTTCGTCAAGTAGACCTAGTCGCTCTAGCTCTTCAGCAAGTTTCATACCAGAACGAACCATGTCGTAGACTTCATCACCCATAGACTTGATCTTTTTTGGTAGACCAGAAATGAATGCGTCCTTTTCACCTGCTGCGGCTGCGGCTCTCATCTTAGAGGCCGACATACCTTCAACGCCTTCTGCGTCTGGGTCACGATCACCAGCAGATTGTACAACAATAGAGTTGAATGTGTAGTCTTTACCGTTGTATTTGTTGAGTAGCGTTTCAAAGTCTTGAACTCTGTCTTGACCAACAACAAGAATGACGTTATCAAACTTGTTTTCAAGTTCTTGCATGACTTGCATAATAGTCTTTGCGTTAGACTTTTTTACCATGCTACCAAATGCTTTTTGAGCAAGCATGATCTTATCATTATAAGATAGTGGATTCTTTTTAGGATCTTGTGAATGAGATAGATAGAGAAGCGGTGTAGCTTTTTCTTTTCTAGCAACATCTTTGATTTTATTAGCCAGTTTCTCATGACCGATTGTAACTGGGTTGATTCTTCCCCAACCAAATACTACAGTTTTACCTGTCTGTTCATTTAGTGTTGGGTTGATCTCAATACGGTTGTTATAAACTTTGTCTTTCATATTTTCTTTTTTACGAGTGCTGACAGTTTTCTTTTCGTTAGATTCTTCAGACATAATCATTTCCTTTTGTCGTTGTAGGTTTTCCTTGGACTTACTACAAGAGTTATTATACTCTATTTATAAAAAACGTAGATTGTATCCATTCTAAGTCTTTTGTGTTGTGTGTAACCTAAAGATTTGAGATAGACATCGCCACCCGATCTTTCTGTGATCACAACAGGTCTAAACTTTTTGATTGTCTCTTCTGCACCACGAAGTGCTTGTTCTTCGTAGCCTTCGACATCTAAGTGTAGTAAATCGCAAGATGTAGGGGAGAGATCGTCTAGTCTATACATCTTGACGTTCCCAGTTTCGTTTGCTATTTTGTGCATACCAACATTACTCTTGGGCCCACTTCTCAAACTCAGCATGTCATTTGTGTTACCAAGACCGCCGTTATACTTGTGATAACCTTCACCTTGACAATTAGCGTCTAGGCAGTAATAGTTCAGTTCATCTGGTTCAAATGTGTAGACGTTCTTGAAGTAGTTCTTATAGAAACGAGGATACATCCCACAATTACCTCCCGCCTGCACCACTGTATCAAAGTTCTTTACGTGAGACATGAAGTCTTCGTGATCTTGAATCCAATCAAACAGCGGACCGTCTCTTTCGTTGCCGAATGCTCCTCTATCGCTTGTGACCCAGAGTAGTTCATCTACTCCTTCGTATCCACATTTTCTATAAGAGGTTAGGTCTTTCATTGATCAAAATCCTTTGGGTGCACTTTAGTGTATGGGAGTCGTGTATTTTCGTCTGTTGAGAAGTTGTAGACTGCGCAACCTTCATCTTTTGCTATGTCGTGAAATCTCATGTAAATGTTTTTTAGATAGTCTGGATCATTTTTACCATGGACCTTCACCATTCTGTCTGGATCAGGAATGCCATTAGATTTGATATCATGACCGACGCCATAGATGTGTGTTTTACCATTCTTATCTGGCGTGTAGTTCATGTCCGCCCCAAGAAATCCGATCACATCAGGGTTTAGTTCTGATAGTGACCAATAACCAGCGGTCAATGTAATAGAGAAACCACATTCTTTCTGACCACCATATTTCAATATCTGTCTAGAATATCTCTCAACAACTTTTTGGTGTGTTGATAAAGCCTTTGGTCTCATTCCTTTGTAATCTGGTGGGTGTACCCAATGACTCCAATCATTAGTGATCTGCCAGCCATTATTGACTGCAACAACCGTCCAACCGTTTTCTTTGTATGAATAGTCATGATACTGTTTTGCGCTCATGCCACTTGCAAGTATTAATACTTTATTCATATTATTTCTTCCTAAAATATAGTCCGTTCTTTCTCACAAATTCTCTTTTCATTGTCGAGGAAGATTTGACTTCATTTGTTATCGTTTCATCATGCACTAATCCATGGTCTGCAAAAACTTTAATCCAATACTCGGCAGATTTCAGGTTAACGTGATGATTACCACCTTTGCCAGGAGGAGCAAATGTGACGAACACATGTTTACCTTGAGCAAAGGTCTTCATATAATTTTCTTGATATTCTTCTTTAACGTGTTCTAAGAATTCTGTAGACCAGATCAAGTCTACTTCTCTTTCAAAGGTGTTTACTGTGTAGTCGCATTCGTGAATCGTAATGTCTGTATTTTCAGCAACAACTCTTGGATCACCATCGACACCTTCAGCATCAATTCCCAACGAAAGCGCAACTCTCACTTGACCACCAGGTCCACATCCAACATCAAGCATCGTTTCAATTGCGAACTTATCTTTAAGATATCTAAGTGCGCCTTCATCTGTGTGTGTGATCCAGTTATGTCCACCCAGATAGCCTTTATATAATGTAGGATCACCAATAGCCATATTATACTCCTTAAAAATAAAAAGCGGGACCGAAGTCCCGCTGTTGTAATAGACTTCAAGTCTATTTATTATACCCAATCTTTTAGATTCTCATTTGCTTCTTCTCTGAGTTTCTTCGGATCGTATCCCATTCTTCTCAGTTCGTTGTTAGCTCTAGCTTCGCCAACCATAAAAACCCATTGAATAAACTTATCTAGCATCGTAATACACTTCCATAGCAATAGATTGGATCATTCCACGATTGATACCAATATCTCTTAGTTCGGCGTCTGTTAGTCTGTTTAGTTCACGAATTGTAGATTTGTATGCTTTGCGTCTTTCAAAGTATTTCTTCACTGTGTTGAAAAACTCAAAAGAGTGTGCGTTGGAAATCGTGTCTATTAGTTGGCTCATCTTTTACTCCTGTGTGATAAGTGTTGTCGTCTGGACTATTTATCTCGCAGGTGCAGAAAAATGCTATGCGTCTTTGGTAATGTCGCTATTCGGTTATGCTATAGCTGAATTTGAGCAACCGAAAGAAGAACAGATGCTACCGCAGGACCCACTGTTGGGGTTGCATTCGCATCAAGTGTGATACTAGAAGCATCGGTTGCCCAGATTATTTCCACATATTCATTTACATCTAATGATATTTGTATAGACGTGTTAAATGTGAGCGTGTCATTATTTACGATTGTGCTTCTTCTTGACGAATATGGCACATCAACTCCATTCTTACGATACCACGCATAAACAATACCTTTGTTTGAACTTGCACTCACTTGTAGAGAAACATCAAACTGGTAGAACCCAGACTGATTTACAACCAGACGACTTGTCGGATCTCCTATAGTAACACCATTTGAAATCTCTGTGTCATCAAATAGAATAGGGTAACCAGTATTAACTGTATTAGCCGTTTGATTCGTAGTTCTTGCGAATCTTCCATAAGATTGTTGCAATTCAATTGTAGGTCGAACAAAGATTTCACCGTCAGTGTCTGAATTGTTTAGAACGGCCGCAACTGGAATAACATTGTTTGGGGCTGTAGGTTTAACATTGGTAAACTTACCAGGGTCTGTTGTACTTGCATACAGAATGTCACCGACATTGAAATCAGACATGTCTAGACCACGTACTTTACCCCATACTGTAGCAAGTCCATCAGCTCCATCTGGAATGCTTTCAGTTGTAACACCTAAGACATAGAGACTTGGCTGAGATCCATCAGCCAAATATGGACCTATAAGAAGTCTTGAGGTTCCATCTTCTTCTGCTCCGACGAATCCTACAACCGTACCGTTAGGTATAGTCTCACCAGTTCTGTTACGACTGTATCCATAAATCTCTTGACCGATTTGTTGAACCACGTCATTCGGATGATAAAGATTTAGTGTTTGATCATCTACGCTCCAGCACAGTGTACCAGGAGTGTGTGCATGTTCTGACGGGTCATGTGTAATATCAAACTGAACATTATCAATTGGACCTATTTCATTCGTGAACTGAACTTTTCCTGTGGATGCGTCATACTCTAATACCCAATTATCATTTGCGGTTTGATTGGCAACATCGTCAAGACGAAGAAATTTGACTTCGCCACCGCCACCAATAGATGCAAGTTGTGTTTGTATTCTACTGATGAAAAGTTTATAATGATCTTCCAAATCTTTACGAGTCAAAAAATCTTGATTTAGCGGAACGAGTGGATCTTGTTGCTCATTTACAGTCTTCTTTCGTGAAAACATTTCTGCATATTTTTGCACAGTATCTGTTGTGTTAGACTCAACATCAATTTTTTCTGTAATGGCTTTTTGAGTTGGGTTTGCTTCTTTGAACTGTTCCGAAACTAAAGCCGCAAATTCACCTAATAAATCCTTACTGCCCCTTTTCATCTCTGCCATCCTTTTACTATATCTGACGAAAAGTTGGCATAACTAAATTGCAATCTATCTACCAACTTTACTGCATTTTTACCTGTATGATCAATCGCTACAAAGCCTTCTTGACCCGTGACTTGATACCCATTTGGAGTCAGTAGAAGTGTGTTGATTGATTTTGCTTTATCTAATTTATTGACAATGTGGAGTTTAGCGTCTACCAAAAGATCGTAGAGATTGAACAGCTTTACAATTTCACTTTTTTTCACTTCATTGAAAAATGATAGTATATCATCTCTTTTTTGTCTTTGTGCAATTTTACCCTTTTCGGACTTACGCTTTTCTTCTTCTTTGCTGTAGTAGTCATTTATATATGCGATAAGATCATCGACAAATTTCTTTGTGTCACCAATTCTTTGACCTTCGCGAACTTTCGAGTTTACGAATGTTTTTACGCGAATAAGTCTTTCTGGGTTTTGCGAAATGCCATCTACAACTTTTCTGTCGAGACTTTGAAAAATTTTACCAGCTTTACTCAGAATTTGTGTGACTTCAGCGGTTTCTTTATCTGTGAATGTTGCTTGGCCAGACACATCTTCGTATGTAGCATCTACCGACCAGACCTCTTTTGTCTTACCAAGTCTTGTCGCAATCTCCTTACCAAAACTTGCTCGCATTGTTTCAAAAGACTCTCCTCGGTATGTTGTGTGCCACACCACACCGATTTCGGATCGTAAGATTTGTGCAGCAAGATCGCTTTTCTTTGGTATAGAGTAAACAATCGTATTAGGATGGAAAGTAATATGCGGTTCACCATCAATCTCCACCGTCTTAATATCATCTTTTGAATATAGAAAATCACCTTGAATCACTCCTTCAATACCAAGTGCTGGCAAGTACTTTAGCGCCAGCTTCATCTTTTTGTTCAAGTCACCTTGAGTGTCAGCGTCAATGTCAGCATCAGTTTTATACACTTTTGGATTCTTGTTGAAGATGCCTTTCTTGGCGACAAAGAATTGACCATCTTCTGGGTCAATGCCAGCAAACACAGCAGGCGCACCGTCAAATTTGACTGTCACATTCATAGGAGTCTTAGTTTTACCTGAAAGCGTATCGCGAAGCGCACGGATGAAGTTTATCGCTTCTCTAGCACCCTCTACACCATTATTTAGAATGGCGTCTTCCAAGTGCTCCATATGAGTATTCTTACTCTCTTTCAAGTATTGCTTAAATCTTAGCACTTTTGGTATCCCTCTCAGTATTTCAATTCGTAGTTCAACCAGCCTTGTTTACTAGTTAAATCGTCTACTGAACTTTTACTTCCTATTATTTTTAGATTGGCTTCACCACTATTTATAAACTTAAACTTCAAATCACCCTTCACCCAAAGACGACTATTGATATTAGTTTGCCAATAATCTTTACCAGCTAGAATTGCTTTCATCTGGTTTATACTTTTTACGTCAGAGTTTAATTTGGAAGCTATCACTCTATTAAAAAAACTGCTTACAGATTCTGGTGATTTAGTTAAAATTAAATCTTCATTTATATCTGGGTATTTATTTCTCTGTAAGTGTTCAACCTTTCTTGTCATAATAAGTTCAACTTCATCTGTCATTCTACCAGTCTTGATATCATTGAAAAGTTTATTGATATTTCTTATTTCACTATTCTTAATGTTTAGAATTTCTTGGATACCAAAGCTATAAACGAAGTCCCTAGATTTATTATAACTTATATTATTCTTTACAGCATGATTGCACATTCTTTTAAAATATGAGTTTGTCAGCGTGTTTCTATTATTAATACCCTTTTCAAATAAATTTGTAAAAAGTGATGCTTTCGCCCCAGCACCATATTTAGAACTTATAGCATAGTAGCTACCGTCACGCATCTCAACAAAACTATCTACACCAGAAAATGCTGGGTCTGTTGGCATATGAAATGCTTTTGGTGTACCTGAGAAAGGATTGTTTACGAAAAATTTGTTTGTCTTTCCAGATAGTAGAGTCCACCCAACTAGCAGTTCTCCAGCGTAAACACCTAGCTTGTTGACTACAGGAAGCGGTGTATCTGGTGACCAATTCATCTTATGATTGGAAAAAAAGTCTTTAAATATTTCTGCGTAGGGATCGCCTAAAAGTCTACTATTTTGACAACCTGAAATTATAGAATCTCTTAGAGTATTTGGATTTTTAAATGTCACCACATCCACTCTTTGTCCATTAAAATCGAATTTACCAGGAATGCCTAAAGATGAAAAATCTCTAGCGTCTAAAGATGAAATGTTCCCAGTGGACTTATTCACTTGCGGTTTAGCTAAAATTACAAATCCACCAGGTAATTCTGTTGCACCAACACTACTTCTCCACCCTGCACCATTCTTTTTTGATGTGTATTTACCACCTTTAAAAACAGAAGAAAGCATTTTTAAAGTTTCAACTCTTTCGGTAGAATCCATATAGACGATAAGTCTTTTGGTCGTATCTCTTTTTATTGATGCGAATCCCAACTTTTTTATAGTTTTTTCTATGTCTGAGATGTTCATTTTTCACTCCAATAACATTTGTAGTTATTTATACGAAAAAGAGACGCCGAAGCGTCTCTTTCATCTAAGCACTTTTTTGATACACCTCTTTCACAAATGAGTATGGAGCACCGCTCAGTCTTTGAGCCACGTATAGCATATGGTCTTGTTCATAATGCTCCATTGCGTACTCAAGAATCTTAGCTTCCTCAATAGCCTCTTGTATAAGCATCTGAAGTGTTTTATTCTCCACGACAAGTACCTCGAATTTGATCCAATGCACCCTCTACTTGTTTTGGGTACTCTCCAATATAAGTGCCAGCCCTAAGCATGTCAAGAGTGATGTGATCTTTATGTCTATGCTCTATCTCGTCCCACCTTTCAATCATCCTTCTAGCTAATCTGTCAAACACAGCATCAGAGAAGATTGGGTCGTCTTGTTCATAATAAGCATAAGAGGCCATGATATACCATGGTACTGTCATGTTTATCTTGTCATTCACAACATCATAATAATACTTTTCAATCTGATCTGTTCTGTTCATTTTTCTAGTCATACCCATAGTCATGTTGCTCTCCTGTCGCACAATACATGTTTATCACAACTTTTTTTGGTTGTCAAGCGATTTATAGAACTTTTTTTGTATAAATAGCCATGGGTGCGTGTAAGTACGATAACAGCGTAAGAGGCAAGTGGTTTGATAAAAAACACACCATCAGGAATAGCAGACGAAGCATTTTACATGCCAGTGGGGTTCTGGTCTGCTACACGCTCTGAAACTTATTAAAAAGGCGATTCTTTTGAGTCGCCTTTTTTGTTTGTTTCCGCAAAAAATGTTGGTGTGAACCCATTGAACCCAGATCCCAGATTTAGCGATCTACACACACTTCTAGCAGTTTGCGAACTCTCTGTTCTGTACACAACCAACCCAGTGTCTTTTTCTACAACGTCAAAATCTTCGTTATTTGATTTTACACTATACGACATTATTTGAACCCATCAAAGCTACGCTTCCCTTTTTCTTTTTTGTTGAAACTTAGAACATCTACCGAGTCACCGAAGTCTTTTCGTTCTTTAGTCAATCTTTCACCAACGTCACCACGATCCATCATAGGCGTGTCGTCCATTAGGTCTTGTGCGTCTTCCTCAGCATCATAAAGACGCATCTTAGAACGATCAATACCGACAACAAACCTCTTCAAAAAGTTAGTGTCACCCCAACGATTTTTCAGTTGTTTGACCATGAGTTGACCCAGACTTTCAAGTTCTTCAGTTGAGATCAGACCAAACATAAAGTCAGCAGTCGCAGGTAGACCGAAAGATTCTGAAGTATCTTCTAGACCGAGATCGGAACTACCATACCCAGAACGTGTTGTCTGTGTAGCACTCATGATTGGAATGTTGAACTCTACAGCAAGACCACGAAGTTCTTCAGCAATCGCCTTGATCAACGTATAAGAGTTTACGTTAGCACCATACTTCATGCGTGAACTCATACAAATGTTCAGATAGTCAATGTAAACAACATCTGGTGTAAAGTTCTTCTTCAACTTCAGTTCATTCAAAAGATGGCGAAAATGCGCTGACCCAGCGGATGCTGTTGGATACTCTTTTACGATCAACTTACCAGTCGTCTTAGATTTTACACGACCAATGCGCGTTTCGTATGTCGCTTTAGGCACCTCTTTCAGTTCATCAATCGTCAAGTCAAGTAGGTTTGCGTCAATCCTTTCAGCGATTCTCTCTTCAGCCATCTCCATTGTGATGTACAGAACATTCAAGCCAGAAGTCAGATTAGCAGCCGCACAGTGTGTCATGAAAAGAGTTTTGCCGACACCAGTATTATGACTGCTTACCCCGTTTGTATAGTATCTATGATTTTCGTGATCAACATTTATGTCTACAATAGGTACTTTATCACCTGTTTTTCTGACATTAGCAGCCTTCCATCCATTTTCAGTAAGAACTACACAGGCATCCAAATCCTTAGCTAACTCCCAACCTTTAGTAGTTTGAAATAGATGATTTTCGTTACAAATGACTTCGGTGCCATCCATAGTAGTCAAGACGTATTCATCCCATTCGCCTTTGTCCACGTAAAAGTTTACTGGAACAAAGCCATCTGGAGAGTCAACTTCAACTTCATAACCATTATCAAGAAGCATCTTTACGTCAGAGATAGGCACCTCCTTTTCATCCAACCTCTCTACGCGAATCCTTACTTTAGTGCTTGGGTGAACGCACCCAGCAAGAGCAATAGACAAAGACTTTCTGGACAGACCACCTTTGGTGATTTGATTGAACAGGTCCAGATCAAACGAAATCCTATCTTCTTTGGCATGATAAAAGTCGTAACGCTCTTCATAGTTATCAAGATAATCGTGACCAACATTGTTATCAAAAGACACACCCAATGCGTCTGAAAGCATTTTAGGAATAGAGCCTTTATCAAGACTTTTGTGTTGGCCGTCTAGAACAAGAATAGATTCGCGCACAGCATTGTAAATAGCTTTGTCCTGACAAAACTTTTCAGTTTTATCAACGATCCAATCTAGGTCTGTCTTATCTTCATAGTTGAGATTTGAGATTGTGTTAGATACTTCTTTATACTGTTCTTCGTTTAGATTGTCCTTTTCATCTATAGCAATGCGCAGGGCCTCCTTAGTAGGAAGCCCGTTGTATTTTTCAATGTAGTTTAGGATTTCTTTGAATAATATCTTTTGTGAGTTGTTGTCAAAGTATTCGTCCTTTAGAAATGGTGTAACTTTTCTGGCGTATTCTTCGTTGTATACTAATCCAGATAAGATTGTACTTTCAATCAATCTTCATCTCCTGTTTCTACTTCTTCTTTAGGCGCATCTTCTTCAATAAGAGAACCTGAAGCTACAGTATACTTTGATTTGATGTAGTTGGCAAGGGAAGTTTTTTCCATCATCATAGTCCAGAACTCACCGTTGTTAATGATTTCTTTAGCGCGTTTCAACGAATCGGTTAGCACTTCACCAGTTTCTGGATTGATAGCTTCATACCAACCAACCTTTGGTTTACGAATAAACCCACCTTGTTCTGCCACATCAAGCAGACCAGACCACTTAGAGATACCGCCTTCGTAAGTCACCGTGATTGGGATCTTAGACTTTTCACGCACACGTCGTGACTTTTCAATGTTGATAACAAAGTGATAACCTGAAACTTCTTTACCATCTTTTTCTTGCTGTCTACCAATAATCCAAATCGCATCAGCAGAGTAGTAAGAGCCTGTACCACCAGATACAATGTCTTTCGGAAACAGGCCGATTTCTTTATAAGTGTGATTCACCACAATCATAGGTAAGTCTTTTAGATTTAGATGAGGCGTGACAATGCGAAACAGTGATTTTAGTTGTTTCGCACGAGTCATGTCAGCAACGCTTTTGCCATCAATCGCATCCTGAGCCTCTTTCTGTGAAGCTAGGTTACCAATAGAATCAATGATGATACATACTTTATCACCCTTATCAATCTCTTTTAGTTGAGACGCAATGTCATGCTTTAGCTGTTCAACATCTGTGATTGGAGTGTGTATGACACGATCCATGTCAATACCAAAACTCTCAAAATAAGATTGAGGTGTACCAAACTCAGAGTCGTAGAAAATGATAACACCATCGGGATACTTCTTTTGATAAGACGCAGCCATAAGCAACGCAAATGCCGACTTGAAGTGTTTGGACGGACCTGCCAGCATAAGAAGACCTGGGATCAGACCGCCGTCAAGACGACCAGATAGTGCAACGTTTACCATTGGGACAGGTGTAGGGCACATCTCCTTTTTACCATAGACCTTAGACTCCATGATAGGAGCAGTTGCTTTGATTGTGCTATTTTTGATAAGTTTATCCATCAATGACATTATTGAGTGTCTCCATTTACTATGTCAGAAAGTTTTGTTTCAAATGCGTCGATCTTAGCTTCTCTGTTCGGCCAATAGATGTAATCTTTCTCAGGGTTGGCACGTAGATTATTCAACAGAGGTATTACGGTATTGTATAACGTTGTGAGCCTCGTGTCAAGGTCTTTTACTCTCCCCTCAAGAGAGGTTACTTCTACCTGAGACTCTTGAACTGTAGCAAGTTCTTCCTCAGTGACGGTGGTAAATCCGAAATCAAAGATGTCATCGTTCATGCGAAAAATCCTTCTAGCGTGTTTATCTTTTCTGTTTCCCAACCAACAGCATTAGTAACGAGTTTCAGTGGCTCTTTGAATGCTTTGTTGAACTGTGTTTCGTAGTCTACATACTCATCAAGCTTCATTTCTTTGGGTAAATACTGAGAAAATGCGATCACATTTTCTTGTATCGTGTTAGGTGTAGTCAGATAGCAGAACTTCACCTTACTACCATTCTTGATCTTTTCCATGTGCTTATCTAACCCAACTTTCTTCATTTCATTGTTGAACAGAATAGCACCTCTGACGTGAATAGGTGTACCTTTCTTATACAGAGTTGTTTTGTCGCTCCACTTGCCCATTTCAGATACGCCGCGCGGGAACGCAACATCTTCAGCAGGAAGTGTCTTGAACTCTTTATAGAAGTCTGCCACGAACTTATGTAAATCAGTCTCTTCATCCCTCAAAATGATTTCATACGCTTTCTTGAACTTGTCGCGAACAATCTGAGGCGTAGACGACTTGACCGCTTCTAGGCCCATCATCTTGATTTTTGGTTGTGCGTACTGAACACCTTCGTTGTTGATCACGTTTAGAATGTAACGCTTCTTAGCTACCCATACACCACGATCTGCGATAACCTCGCGAGCCATGACCATGCGATTTTCATAAGCACCCATCTTTTCAAACAGTTCATCGTATGCTTTAGCAAGAATAGGAACAAACTTCTCTTCACAAGCCTTATCAAGAAACTTATCTGGGCTTTCTGGATTCACAGCTTTGACCAAATGACTCATATCAACATAGATAGAATCTGTGTCAATAGCAATCACATAATCTTTGTTGTCAGTCTTCAGAAATGCGTTCATTGCTTTGTTCATCACTTTCTCAGCCCAGCGAATAGATAGCTGCCCTGACAACGTAATACCTTCAGCAATGGCTAAGTCAAAGTAACGAAAGTATTGATTGCCTAACGCACCATAAAGACTGTTGAGTAGAATTTTTACAGCCTGTTGTGTATTTGCGAGACGATTAGCTTCTCTTTTGAGTTCTGGGCTAGGCGTCTTTTCATTCTGCTGTTGAACTTCAAGCATCCTATCTTTAGTCGCTCTGCGTTCATCGTATAGACCGACAATGATTTCTGGCAGAACACCCATTCTGCGTTTAAATATTGCGCCGTTTGCAGCTATAGTCAATCCTAGCACCTTTGCTGCCTCGAAGACCTTTGGATCAACATCATCAGATAATATTTTGTCTACGGTTACACCGATAACTTTACCTTGATGCGTATTTTCTAGTAAATATTGCGCTGCTTCTTTTCTATTCATCTAGTCTTTCCCTATAAAATTCATTCATAATATATCCTACGCTGTATCCAGTGGCTTCAGCGGCAGCATACTTAGATTCATATTCGTTACCTTTAAAAGTTATCGCCATGAGTTTATGATTCTGTGAGCACTTAGTGCTACAGAATTTTTTAATACTAGATTTTACCACACCAAATTCAGATTTGCAAGCTTTACATTTTCTGACCTCATTCATTTTATCAAATACAGATTTTCGAGTTTCGTCTACCATCTCTTTTGTTTTAAATATACCAAACTCGGACAACCTCTTCTTAATAAGGACCTCAGATACTCCATAATGATTTGCTATATCTTTTCTGGTCATTAGGTTATCAATATACATTCTATAAAGTTCGTCTTTATTATTCACTTTTCGTTTTGACGCACAAAGCTCTCTATGCTTCTTTCTTCTTGCGTCGTTCCAAGGCTTAGGCGTTCCCTTTGCGGATCCACCTTTACTGTCAGATATATTAAAGAGCGAGCCTCCGTCCACAAACCGCCTTCCATTTGCCATTATGATTTCATGCTCAATTTCATATGCTTCGGATTCAGTTAAGTTATCATGTAGTCTCTTTACTATAGGTCTCATACCTCTATCCATGATACTTTTTATTTTATAGTAGAAGAAGGGATTAACACTGGTCGAAGGATCTCTCCAATTACTATGCTTTAAGTGACTAACATCTCTATAACCACTACCCTTACCTACATAAAAAAGATCGTCCGTTTCAGGATCAAAGTATCCATACACATAAAAACTCATATTGACTCCCCCCGAAGATTATCACTGTATCCCAATCTTATTTATACATATAACATTCTCGGAGAGTGATGCGCATCTAACTATTTGCAATATCTCTTAGATACTTTTCATCAACCAGATTTTCTGGGCTCATTCCGTATTGAACAATCAAATTTGGATATAGCGAATTCAGATCGAAAGATGTAACCCAGTCAGTGCGTCCAACACGAGGGTCTTTCACATAGCCACCTGGATAAGACTCCTTCTCCTTTCTCACGTTAGGTGGAACAACCACTTTTCTGAGGTTCAAATAGCGATAAATAATACTGTCCCAGATAGCAGTTGTACCAAACACGTCTGGATAGTTTACTGCACCCTTGTAAGCAATCACAAGCGCTAGTTCCATCAGGCCCATTTGATTGTCAATCTTGTCCACAAGTTGAACATCGCGTATGTTGTAGGTAACAAACTTCTGATGATCAGCTTTGTAGAGACTATGCAGTGAACCATGCTCTTCGTATGACAACTTCTTTTCACCTAACACAACGTGCGAGATGTGATCAAGTGAATACGACTCTTGTGGACCAAGAGAATATCCAAATTTCTGAATGAGATCGTAGTAGTCCATTTGTGCAATGCCGTAGATTTCGTAAGCATCCATAGACTTACCCTTGATACCAATCTGACGATACTTGTTGATACCCCAAGGAGATAATGCTTTAGCTGTCTTTTCGCCACAGACTTTTGTGATACGATTGACCATGTACGGAATGTCAAATAGACGAATGTTCCAACCCGTGATTATGTCGGGATAGTTGTTTTCCCAGAACACAACAAACTTTTGCAAGAGTTCTCCTTCAGTGTCACATTTGCGATACTGAATCAGTGCACCATCAAGGTCAAGTTCACATTTGGCGTGATCATAATCACCAAGCCCCCAAACATGATAGACGTTTGACTTACTGTCTTTGTATGCGATTGAAATGATAGGCTGATCAGCATCTTGCGGATGAGGGAAGCCATCGTCTGACGCAACTTCAATGTCAATGTTACCAATGCGAATCATGTTGAGATTGTATTCAATCTCTTCTGGGTATGCAGTAGCCAAAAACTGGGCAACGTAGTTGTTATTGCCATAGACTTTGAAGTTAGAGACATCTTCATACTTTTTGAAGAAGTCTGTCGCTTCTGACATACTCTCAAGTTCAAGTGGGGATACAGGTGTCCCGTCTAGACCTGTCCATTCTGTGTCATTTTTTGTAGGAAGATAGTACGTGGGCTTGAATGCCGCACGTTTGTGTATTCTGTTACCTTTTGAGTCGTAGCCTCTGAAAAGGATTTTGTTGCCGTAGCGGTGTGCTGATGTGTAGAAACTCATAATACCTCATGGTTTAGATTGTACAGATCAATCTATCATCTTTTAGATCACGTGTCAAGCATTTTTATAAAATGATAGACAAGCGCTTCGGCGCTTGTCCTATGTTAGTTCGTCAGCCATTTCATGATTTCTATCACGGTGGTCAGCTTCGTCCTCTCTCACTACAATCACCACATCCCGCAGTGTAGCGTCTTCATCTAACTTCCAGTAGTCAATGGCAACTTGTGGTGCTGGAACGTTCTCTATCTTACCATTATCAATCTCTGCTAGAAATTCAGTGTAAGAACGCACAGCCTCTTCTTCAAAGTATCCAATAATGCGATGGGCTGTCTTAGGGAAGAAAAAATAAACAATTGCATAGAAAGTCACAAAGATAGCTTGTGCAAGCAAAATGATTAGACGTTCAAGTATGTTTGGTTTTGCGAGTTCAACAAACGTCATTAGGTGCATACGTTCATTGTCAGCCTCATCAAGTAGTTCTTTGATCCATCCCCTATCGTCTTCCATTCTACGAAGTGATTTCAAATGTAGCCCCGCACCAGCGACCATTCCTGGAACAGCAGCCACTGTTTCCAATACAACGGCTCTATGTCCGTATCTTTTTTTGAAAAACGTATCTGCAATGAAGCGAAGTGCTTTTGTGAAGCCCAATGCAATTTTATCTGAAAGGTCTTTAGGTTTATGATGAACTTCCGACATTCTTTAAACCATTTTCTCCATTGATAAATTTTAATTCGTATTCATTATAAGGCCACATTATTTGTCACCCTTTGTAGAGACAAAAGAGTACATTTCTTTTGCTTTGTTCATCAAATCTTCCATAGAATACATCTTATGTGCTTCTTGAACTTCTTCTAATGTTTTTTTACCTTCGCGATGCATGTCAGTCGCAAAGCGAATGTTCATTTCGTATTGTTGATCCATGTATTCTTTTGCGAGTTGAAGCATTTCTGCACGAAGTTCAAATGGGTTTTTGTTAGACATAACTTGTCTCCTGTGTTGTGTATGTGTTTTGTTGGGGGCCGAAGCCCCCGTTTAGTTATTCAGATAGCAATTGCTTGTTGCTATTGCTAATCGGAATCTTCTTAGGTTTCTTTTCTTCTGGGATTACATTTTGAAGGCGTATTGTCAACATACCCATATGCAAGGATACACTTTGAACCTTTACTGTATCGGCTAGTGTAAACTTGCGTTCAAAACTTCTAGCTGCAATTCCCTTGTGTAAGTAGTTTACATCCCTATCCGTATCTCCTACATCTGCACGAATGGTAAGAACACCATCATGCACTTCAATGTCAAAGTCCTCTTCATCGAACCCTGCAACAGCCAGTTCAATGAGATACGTGTCATCACCTGCTTTGATTAGATTGTAAGGTGGATAATTAGATGTGTTTTTGTGGCCGTGATGAAGTTTATTCAGTACGGTATCAAATCCAATGAAAAATGGATCGTTTAGCATTTCAGCATTAAATCTACGTGTTGTAGCATTCATTTTAGTTCTCCTTTTATAAGCAAGAAAGTTTGTTTATTGTGTAGACCCTAAAAGGCGTCCACACTCTTTTTATACACCAGTGCTTCCAAAACCACCCTTTCGTGAAGTTTTTTCCTCTGGTTCCATTTCAGCTTCTACGATTTCGTATTGCTGAGCATGTACGACTTCACCTTGTGCGATACGATCACCGTCGCGTATGGTGAACGTCTCAGTGCTAATGTTGTGAAGCATAACATAAGTCTGTTGAACATAGTCAGCATCAACAATACCTTCACAGTTTGCGATCACAACACCATTTTTCAAAGATAGACCTGATCGTGGATGAATACGAAGGGACTCACATTCACGTAAGTCAAAGATAAGGCCAGTCGGAACTAACATGCGCTCACCAGAAGCAAGATAAGCACAACCATCAATGATTTGACGATTTTCCTTGACATTGGTTTTTGTGTAGACTTTAACCTCGTCTCCACTACGTAAAGACGCGCTCAGATCAAAACATGCGGCCCACTCACTACCGTACTTAGGTAGATGTGCTTCGGGCCACAACTTCCACACATTCAATGTCGGCGTGTTCGTAATGTAGCCACCAATATCATCAACAGAAATAGTAAATACTTCATCATAATCATAATCAGTCATAGTGTAAATCGTCTCCTAGCGTTTTTTTCCAATGTTGTATTTTGTCACGAGTTCCCAGTTGTCTTTTTCTTTGAACGGTAAGATTTTGATTTGCGACATTGGCGCTACTGGGTCTTCAGTTTTTTCTGGGTCCACGATTGTCAGCAGATCCCATTCTTCAAGTAGATTTGCGATTGTGTTTCGTCTAGCCTTATCTTCATCACTGAAGTTATCAATCTTACCGTCTAGCATAAACAGTTCCTTGAAATGAATCAATGCGTATCTACCCTGCTTATGCAGAATGTGACAAGATTGGTACAATTTTCTGTCTTTGCGAGACGCAATACCGATTCTAGTTAGCGTTTCTTTGACTTTCAAAAAACTTTCGCTGTTAGGTAGCTCAATTTCAACACCAACCCCTTGGAAAATATCATTCACATTCCTTTTATTTTCGCTTTCCATTTTTAATAAACCTTCTTCTTTTTAAATTTTCTTCCCACGTTATCATTTGAAGGTTTTCAATACTCGCACAAAACTCCACAGAAAACCCTTTATCAAAGCATTCTCTAACAGATTTTATATGATCTACTTGATATCCACCACTCACACCACATAGTGTTCTAGGGTATCTTTCAGGGTTAATAATATCAATGTGTTCAACATACTTTTTTTCAGTTAGATTCCTCACTTTACGACAGTATTTATCATATTCGGATTTTCTATAGTCTCTTTTTATATCATAAATGCGTAATAATCTAGCTACATTTGATTTACTGCACCCAATCTTTTCACATATTTCCGCATTCGTAAAACCATCGTCTACATATTTTTTCAACGTATCGTGAGAAACGGCGTCTATAACCTTTCTGTTATTCCCACCGCCCTGTTTATTTTTAGGTATATCTAGAACGTCAAACCATTTTCCAACTCTCGTTTTTGTGGTTTTATAATGGTTAGCGATTTCCTGCAATGTCATCGTTTCGTATAAAGCAAACAAATCTTTTTAGGTGGTGTTTGATTTCTTTTTATTTTCATAAAATACCCAAATGTTCTTTGAAGTATTTATGCACATCATCATTTCAAGGTACTATTTCCCACCCGTTTCTAGTTCTTTTTTTATCATTTCAATTTGTTCACTAGACAACAAAGACAGGTATTCCTGCCCTCTGGTGGTATTGCAATCATAATACACACATACAGCATTCAAGTCTTCGTTACTAGCATCTTGTACCCATTTCGCAAATCGCTTTTTAGGTCTAATGCTATTTAACAAAAACGTGTATTGCGCACGGTTATTTAGATGATAGTTCTGATTCATCAAGTTTGCATGTAAAATCGTATCTGGAAAGTAAGATAGTGCTTTATTGACTATGTAAGGCACATAAGCCTTTTCAGCAAGAGCATCATTTTCTGTGCCTTGCATCATGTTATTTTTAGTCTTTGAAATGGAGTTTACATAGTCAAATGGTTTCATCCGCGTCTCCAATCAAGTTCTGTTGAGTTTCCATCTCATCAACACATTTAGGGCAAGCGTATGCTATACCTATACCCTCACCCCCATCTTCATCTGTGTAAGTGTATCTGATTTCAGCATAGTTTTCTCCCGCTACTATATTGCCTTCACATAATACACACGCTTTATTTTTCTTGAATAGATTCACTTCCAATCTACCTCGGCCATAAGAGTGGCTAATGCAGCAACACGATTGATTTCAGAGTTAGCTACGAAGGCCTCTTTGTATTGATACTCGGCAAGAATGATGATTGCATCCGCAATGTTCTGTGTAGTCTTGAGTTTGACTGGTAAAATGTCATACAATGTGTGATACATAATAGCAGAATCAACGTCAGAGTTTTGTGCAACCCATTTACGAACTTCTGTGAAGTTGCGAGCTTTCATAAGACTGATAAGTTGATCAAAGTTGTCACTTGAATGATTTACAAGAACGCCAGCGTCAATCTTACCTGTGGCAGAATACCTCTGAAGTTCATTCAGAACACGCCGCCAATCTGGAAAATATGTCTGTACCATTTCAGCAACAGCTTTTTGGTCAAACTGCACGTTCTCTTGTTCAAGAATAGAACACACACGTTTGAAAAACTGCGCGGCCATCTTAGGTTTGTCTTTATTTTTGAGGTTGAAGTCAATGACACTACAACGAGATTGCAGCGGATCAATGATACGGTTCTTGAAGTTACATGTGAGAATAAACCCACAGTTCTTGGAAAACTCTTCCATAAAGTTACGAAGTGCGGGCTGAACAGAATCTGCGTTCAAGTAATCAGCTTCATCAAGGATGATGTACTTTCGCCCACCAGAAAACGATACTGTAGACGCAAAGTTCTGAATCTTCACTCGCAATGTTTCAATGAGACGGCCTTCGTTAGAGCCGTTGATAGTGATGTAGTCTGCACCAATCTCATCTAGCATGGCCTTAGCGATAGTAGTTTTACCTACACCTGCGCGACCAGACAGAATCAAGTTTGGAACATTTTTATTATCAACAAACTCTTGGAACGTGTCTTTCAGTTCTTTCGGAAGGATAGTTTCTTGTACTGTTTTTGGGCGATACTTCTGACACCAAATAAACTCTTCTAGCATGAGGACCTCATAATCATAATGTATTGAAAGTTCAGTATAGATGAAAAGAGGGGTCTTGTAAACCCCTCTTATCTTTTTTTATTCTTCTGTTTGCTCTTCTTCAGGTTCTTGAGAGGCTTTCACATACTGATAGAAGTTTGCGAATCTTTGTCGGATTGTACCTACTGCCAGCATTTCTTCTCCGCGAATCGCGCCACGTTCAACAGAAACGTCAATAATCTTGATGACAGCCTCAACGTCATTTAGATTGATGGAAGGCGCTTCTTGTGGTTGTGCGTTAGTCTCAGTCATTTTTTCTCCTTAGTTAGATGTTACTGCGATCCAGTATTGGACCTTATCTGATTTGAAATGGGCCATGCCACTAGTGGATAGCGACACATCATAGTCACCTGGCAAAAGACGAAGATTGTCACGCTGAACAATCAATTCAAAATCTTGGCAGTCTACTCCTTCTTGAATCTTCACTTTATGTGAATCGGAAGTCGGTGTTTTTGAATCTGTAGCAGATACCCGGATAACGCCATTTTCAGCCTTGAAAGAGATTTCGGGTAGATTCAGAATGTTAGCTGCCTTAGTCACTTCGTCAAGTACACGAGACGACACAAACACTGTGGCTTCAACATTTGGGATCTTGATCTCTTTATCTGGAGGAGTTACAATCATGTTCTCAGCGGTGTAGGTATAGCTTGTCTCTCCACCATTGCTGCTACTGATAGTAAAGCGATCAGAGCCAAAATCAATCTCAGGATCGGAGGCCATTGACAAAACGCCAATGAAACGAGAAAGATCGTACACACCAGCTTGTTGTGTGATGTTTTCTGTGATAGTCGCTTCAGCCAAGACTGTTCGTTGTGGATGAATGGTGCGTACCTTGTTACCCGTCTTGAACATGATACTCTGATTGATCTGCGAAAAGTTCTTCAAAATCGTCAACGTGTCATTACTAAACTTCATTGCTTACTTCCTCATTTTTTCTTGCGCGCGGCGCTGTTTGCGATTCATATCATCAGTTTTAGCAGGTTCTTGATTCTTTGTCAAGTAAGTTTTTTTGTTAGATTCTTTTGATGCTGTTGGTGATGCCTGAATAGCTGCCATAGCACTTAGCGATCCACCAAAGGTGTATGTGCCGACATGCTTTAGCTGAATCCAAGGGCAGAGCCAAACGTTTAGACCAATGCGCCGCGCATAATAGCTGAACATGTAGTCCTCAGAAAGGTAACGCTTACTTTCTGGGTCAATCACCGTGTCAAAGAACGCCGTGATTTCACGAGTACCGTCAAAATGCTCAGTTCTTGCGTGATCTGGTTTGTACTTCAGTTCTGGATAGGCCTCGGCGTACTTATCAAAAACGTCACGATGAATCATCATGAATCCAGTGCCACCTTCTTTGATTTTCACTGGCTCGTTTAGCTTGAATGACTTGATGTCAGAATCTGGGTTGAACACGAAGTCGCCCACGAAGTGTTCAAGTTGAAATGGATTATCAGCACCGTATCCCATGTCAGATGCTTTTTTGACTTTCTCCCAAGAGATTGTTTTCTTGGGATAAGCACCTGTCACAATGTCCATGCCTGTGGCGGAGTCTGTGATCTGCATTAGATGCAACACGTCTTTGTAGTTGAATCCAATGTCAGAGTCAATAAACATAAGGTGTGTACAGCCAGACCTTAGAAACTCATCAACGCAATAGTTGCGGGCCCTTGTAATCAAAGATTCGTTAAATAGGTAATAAAACTTCAGTTCAATGCCGTATTTAGCACAGATCATTGATAGATCGTTAGTTGCCTTTGTGTACATACCAGAGCAGTTTCCGCCATACATTGGAGTGGCGACAAACAAACTCTTTGTCTTTAGGTTTTCAATGTCAAGTTCAATGTTCATGTTCATCCTTTATTCTAGAATTTTCAAGTTGCATCTTCATCCACTTAGCACACTCTTTAGCGCTTAATGCTTCATCAGATGTTGGAGGCATACGATCATCTTCACCGATGCCTCTAATAACAGACGCCGATAGCATCATAGCAGAAGCCATGATCATACAAACTTGATGTAGACCAGAGCCATTTTCACCGTCGTCAAAATCGTGACCACGCTCAAAGTCGTCAATGTGACGCTTGAGGCTGTCAATCATTTGTTGCCAGGGTAAACCCTTCTCCCAGTTACGATGTGTATACTTCAAAGCGCCGTACTCGAAGGAGGTAGCACCAGCGGCTACGGCTTCAAGAGGAACTTGTCGGAAATAAGGCACACCTAATGCTTCACGCATTGCTCCAGTCTTAGATGCTGGATGTTTATTCTTTTTGTTCATTATATATTCACTTGCTCCAAATCATGTTCAGCCCTATGAATGGCCTGTAATCTCAAAATGTCAGCCGCAACGTCATGTGTGCTATCGTGCGCTACGAAGTATTTAGTCCAGTAATCAGTATCTGCTACAGGAATAAAGCCATTTTTTTGAGAGAAGTTGAACTTAGCATCAATCCAAGTTCTGGTATCTCTTACACGCCACCATTTAAGGTATTCATTCAACAACACATTCTGTTTCAGTGATCTCATTATCTGATCAATAATCACAGGGTCAAACGAGTTACCACGAGACCACCAATACTCTATCTTACCTTGATCTCTCAAGTATTCAAATAGTGTATCACTAAATTCTTCATATGTCAAGTCTTCTTTGGTAGGTTTTAGCTTTGATTTGGCTTCTGGAGATTGTTGATCCCACCACTTCAGATCATCTTTTGTAAACGATCTACCGAATCTGTCAATCTGATCTTTCACAGAAAACTTGACAGTCTTTACCTGTTTGGTCAGTTCTTCAAACGAATAAGGTTCATCTATAAATCTATCCCAGTAAAAAGTGGCCCACGCAGCGTCAACTGCGGGGCACTTAGTTGAATCTTGCCCTATAGACTCAAAGTCTATAATAAAGTCTTTTCTCAAGCTGCCTCCTTTAAGGATTTCATGTAAATTACCTTATAATCATTTGCATTCATGTCTTGCATACGACGATTATGCTCCGCACGAACAACAACCAAGTTGCCAATCTCGGTCTTACCCCCTTTAGAATAAGCAATGATATGCGCACCTTCAGCCTCATCCATCGTAAGTGGCTGTTCATCAACCCAGCACTTATAACCTTGACGCGCAAGCATCACTTCGGTTTGATCGCGCGAAAAGGTGCGCTTAGTAGCTTGAACAAGAAAAGTTGCTTTGTTCAAGTCCATCTCTTCAAGCAACCAAGTGATGGTGTTGCGAGTTTTATACAAAGTCTTGTGTTCACCCAAGTGTTGATTGAACGCTTCATAAATCAAACGGCCACCTGAGCCATCACGACTTTTCTCAACAATCTCGGTGCGAGTAGGATTACGCAAATCAAACGCGGTAAATGCTTTGTAAAACTCATCAAAGAAAGCGGTATAATCTTCCACTTTGAAAGCGCCGTACTCTTCTTTGAAATGGAAGTATAGACGATACAGCATGACCATCATACCTTTAGTCAAACCGCGACCATGAACTTTTTTACGAGCAATAGACACTTTCAACAAGAAATCGAGAACCTCTTTCAACTTCTTATCAATCTTTGCAACTTCTTTCTCACCAAGACTTGGATCATCATACACCGCAGTCAACTGATCATAAGTGGTCGTGTTCACCTTCTCACCAGAGTAGATTAGAAACACAATACGAGCAACGATCTCATCAATCACAAGGCGGTTGTTATTGAACGCAATGTTCCTATAGTTGATGTTACCCTGTTGACTAACAGACCATTCAAAAAGTTCGTGTGGCAAGTTGTCATCAACAGAACGTGCGGTGTTACGAATCAAGTTGGCGATGGGCATATCACCATAAGAGTTCAGAGTCTCTTGTTGGTTCACTGGTGTCGTGTTGTTAGTATCGCGGAAAAGTTCTCCCTTCTGACGATTCGTCAAACTATCAAAGGTCACGAAACGAATTTCATAAGAAAAAAACTGTTCACGTTCTTCATCTGTGAATTGAGAGAAATACTTTTCACCAACTGGAGAAGTCTTGTGTGTAGGAAACTTACCAAGAATAAAGTCAAGAATGGCGCGTTTGCGGTGGCCACCATCTACGGACTCATACATATAAGCTGCGTCTGGTGTGCGAACAATCTTGATTTCACCAATATCGCTTTTGCGCAACATAGAAGCAATAATAGCTTGTTGCTTAGATGGCTTTGATTCGCCAATGGGGTTTGCGCTGGTCTCTAGTCTTTGACCTACTGGGTTCATATCAATAGAACCAGCGCAAACCCCATT